GTCTGGCGTTTACCATCATTAATAAAGGTGTCATCATCGGATAGCATGTTAGGAACACCGTCAGAAGAATCGCCTTTGATGATATGTTCTAGTAGAAAACCACGAGGATCAGCACACTCCATAAATTCTTTTTTATTTGTGCTGTATTGCTTTACGTTAGGAAAAATCTGAAGTTGCTGAAAGTCTTTATCGTTAGACAAAATCATAATCTTTTCTTGTTGAGCAAACCGCTTGGTTAGGGCAAAAATAATGTCGTCTGCTTCTGCTCCAATAATACGAATGTTGGGATATGGAAATATTTCTTTAATTTCGTTACGAATAGTATCTAAAATAGAATAGACTTCAGACCATTGATCTGGTTTTGATTCTTGTATCTTCTTGCGATTTTGCTTATAATGGGGAAACCATTGTTTTCTCCAACAACCAGAACTATCGTTGCATACAACTAATTCGCCGTATTCACGAAACATCATTCGGTATTTACGATACGAATTAAGCACAGTATGACGAATATAGTCTTCGTTAAAGTTATCTGTGTCTTTAGCAGCCTGAAAAATATTTGCTAAAATTATTTGATTATTGTCGATAAGAAGCATAATGTAATTATATCACGTAAAAAACAAAAGTCAATAAATTTCTACCCATTGTTCAATATTTGCTGTAGTTATATAATATTTGTATAATTTGCCAGTGGTTGGATCCCACCATTCATCTCCCTGAGAAACTCGACTTGGGGGAGTAGCAGAACTAAAGAATGTTACTGTTCTTCCTGCTCTTTCTGATACCAAAGGTCGCCATCCTGACAATGTGTGTTCTGGAGATGTACAAAGATCTGGATTACGTTCAGCAATATACGCTTCTCCCTTTTTGTATACAATATCTCCTTGTGTATATTGAATGCATTGTCCGTCTGCACTACTAACTCGAAATATTCCTTTAAAATTAGCCATTTAGTATTTCTTTAAAATCCTCTAATGTATTTATCATAACTTTAATCTTTTTTTTACCAAGATATTCGTAGGCTTCTTTTAGTTCTAAATCTTTTCCCGTGTGTGCCACTTTTAATTCAGTAATAAACGGATCAAGTATCTTGGACATTTTTTTCCAATGAATATGATTTATGTCTTCAACCTCTAACCAGCCTTCATGATCAAATTTACATGCTTCATCTTCGCATACTGCAAGATATAATTCATCAATTCTTTCGTTCATTGTGCACAGATATCCTTCGGTTTTCTTTCGAATATGCTCTTGAATTGAAACTTGTTCTTTTACTACCTTTGGTTTAACTACTTGACCAAGTTTAATAATGTGTTCTATTTCTAATTTAATATTATCTAGAACTTTATCAACAAACTTTCCGCCAAGATTCATAATTCTACAGTATTTGCCTATACTCATTATAAATGGATGAGTGTCTGGTACTTTGACAGCATCACGAACATCTGATTTGGAGTATTTGTTTCTTTGCATCCAATCAATCACCCAAGGCTTATAAACCTCATTTTTGCAACTGTAACTATACCAACTAGTTGCCTTGAGAATTCTGGCATCAATTTGTTCTGGGGTCAGAGTAGCCACATCCTCCCAAGAAGGCTCGTTCTTGATGAGTAGAGAATCTACAGAATCGCCACGCTTGATACGTTTATGTTTTGTTTGTTTTCGTTTCATACTAATCTGCTGAAGTTTCGTTTCTTTTCGAATTGAATTATTGAACCGAATCTATCTAGTAATTGATCAGTTTTATGACTGATAACAAATACATTAACCTTAGATCCAAAAGAAGATATCAATTTCATAAACTCATCAGTTCCAGTACCGTCTAAACTAGAATCAAATACTTCATCTAGAATCAAAAGGTTTGTGGAAACACTATTCTTTAATCGAGCAATTTCTCGCCAAGTAAGAAGTAGTGCTAAATCTATACGCATTTTTTCGCCTTCGCTGAATGATTCATACGTAAATATGTCTCTATGACGACTCTTGATGATTTCCTTGAACTCTTCGTCCAGATTAAATATAGCATAGAAATCCATGCTTGTCAAGTACTTGTTTACATGTTTGTTGATTAAAGGAATATAATACTTAATAATTTTTGATTTAATGCCACTATCTTTAAATAAATTTATAAGTTGATCGTAGCATTTCAGAGTCTTGAGGACCTTGTATTTTTTATCAATTAGATCAACTTCTTTATTTTCTAATTCTATAAGTTTACTTTCAAACTTAGCAATCTCTTCTTGAGAGTATGTCTTGGCATTATTTAATTCAAGATTTGCGTGACTAGTATTAAGACTCTTTAAGGTTTCTTGTTTATTAGCCAAACGAATAATGTTAGTTTGATGCTCGTCTAAACGAATCTGAATCTCTACTATTTGTTTCTCAACCTTTATAATTTGTGTGTTTATATCCTGAGTTCCCTGCTGATATTCGTCTAACTTTGATTTCCTTTGTGTTAATAGCGCATCTTTATGATTATGGGCAATCCCTTGTTTACACAGAGAGCATGTTTCATTATTATTAAAGAATTCAATATCTTCATTGATGCTTTCTTTAGCCTGTTCAATTTTGCCAAGAATCTTTTGAGCATCTGTTCGTTTCTTCTGAACTTCCTTTAATTCATTCTGTATTGAGATACCAGGAACTTTTAATGGCTCTGATAACTCATCTATATCGGTTTGTATGGCAACCATTTGGGCTTCTAGTTGAGCCTGTGCTGCCTTGCGTTCTTCTATGATTTGTTGTGTGTTCTTTACTAGGGAGTGTATGGTTTCTTTGGTGTCTGCAATTTGTGCTTTGGTTACTTCTATTTGAGTATTAGTTGCGTCTAGTTCAGACTTAACCCCATTCACCTTATCTTTAACCACGACATTCATTTGAGAGAATATACTAATATCTAATATGTTTTCTATAACCTGACGGCGATCAGTAGGAGTTAATTGCATGAACGGAACAAATGAGGAACTTCCTAACACAACAACCTGAGAGAACGTCTTGAAGTTCATTCCTAATATCTGAGATTCTAATACTTCCTGATAATCTTTAATCTTTGCGTCCTGATTAAGTAGATTGCCGTCTTTATAAATTTCAAATAATTTTGGGGCTAGACCACGAACTACTTTGAATTCGTTCTTTCCAATACTAAAATTTATCTCTACTACGCAATTCTTTTTGTTTATAGAATTGACTAGTTGAGGAATGTTGATGTTACGAAACGGTCTTCCGTACAACCCAAAGGCAATAGAGTCTAATAAAGCAAAAGATTTGCCGTTGCCATTACTACCGCATACTAGGGTTGTAGATTTCTCGCCTAATTTAACTTCGGTAAAGCTGTTTCCAAACGACCCAAAATTTTTAAATCGAACAGTTTTAAATACGATCATGAAAGAGTTTCCATATAGACTTGACGCATAATTTCTTTTAATTGTTCGGTGTTATCAGATTCTAAAAATTCAATTTCTCGATTAATCAGACTCAAAGTATCCTCACCGATATCAAACTCTGGACTATTTTCGTCGTCCTTGGTTACTATATCTTCAATAATTGTAATGCTTGCTGGCTCTCCAGTATACAACAAATCTATGAACTCGTCAAATTTTCTTTCATTTTTTTTGTTTAATACTAGTACACGAACATAAGTATTTTTGTATACGGTAGGATCTAAGTTACTAAAATCTCGCTTATCTGTCCATTCAATACTATAGTACATTTTATGTGGATTCTTGATGAATGTTAGTTCACGAGTTTCTGTATCATATACATGAAAACCTTTATCTTGATGAAGATCTGCTGTAGTCATTTCATATTGAGTTCCTAGATAATGAATGTTTCCTTTAGAACTCTTTGTGTGAAAGTGTCCAGAAAGAACTAATTCAAACTTCTGTAGGAATTTATCTTCCATTCCACTAGAGCATTTGATATTAGATATCATCTCGTAACCATTCAATTCAAAATGACCACATACTACTGGTGCTGTGCTGGATTCAATAGCCTTAATTACGGCTGATTTATTCTCATCATTAATCCAAGGAACCATTAAGAACTTGGTACCGTCTGCTACTACTAGTTCTGTGGTGTGTTCATATAGATGAAATTTAGAATAACAATCAACAAACAATTCCTTTGGAGAATTTAGATGATTGGTATTTTTGTAGAACACATCATGATTTCCAAGAATACAATGAAGATCTACATTGTTAGTTTCAAACCAATTCATGAATCGTTCTCTTACATGCTTTAAGGTATGAAAATTTATAAACTTACGACGATCAAACATGTCACCTAAATGAATGACTGTGTTAATATCGTTTGCTTTTAGATAAGGAAACAATTCATTATCAAAAAACTTAAAGAAATAATTTAAAAATAACGGCGAATCGGATCTTGCTCCGAAATGCGAATCACCAATAATGCATATTTTCATGATTTATGTTTTGCGCTTTTTACGTACCTTAGGTTCATATTTCTCTATATCCTTTTCTGTAATAGAGAAATGTTCACTTAATGCTTCTCGTGGATCAGCCTTTTCAAAGTAATTAGTTTTACACCACTTATGCATTGTACCATCATCTAGGTGCTCAGTCAACTTAAACTTGATATAATTTTGCTTTTTTTCTTTTTCTATGCGTCTGAGGAAGGCATAATAGATTATTTGAGTGAAATACGAGAACGGATTCTTGGATTTCTTAGGATTAAAGTTATGTGCATACATGAGACAGTTCTCAATAGCATCTCCTACCATCTCTTCTCTATATGGATAATTGGCAAAATTGTGCTTGGAAGAAAGACGTTCAGCAATCTTCATAAAGCATTCGCCAATATAGCTGGATACTGGTGGCTTGTCGTCTTCTACTTCTTCTGCTTCTCGTATTTGACGTTTCCAAATAACCATCTCAGCAAGAAACTTCTTATTATCCACATAGTGGACACTATCCTTAGTAAGTCGTTTTTGTACTACAATCGGAGTATTTACAATATCTTTAGATTTTTTAGATTTTTCACTTGACATAATTAAAATTTTCGTGTATACTTATGTGTCTGGTATGAATGAGAAAATAGAGAATCAAATAATATTAGATATTACTGATAATCATTAGAATTTGGATCTGGATTCCAATCAGTCCA